ACCGAAAAGTGTTAAATTTTAGAATATGCTGGTAATTAAAGATTTACACTCGGATATTTCTGATTAGTTTTGGTTGTTCTATGGTTATAAATACATAAATGGAACTATTCCATATCCTTCAGGAAGCGATACTTCCACGGGTTCTCCATTGATGAAAAAAGTTTCCGTCCGTGCTTTCCACCAATATCCATCACGATAATTATTTATATATTCTGCATAATCCGTAACTGTATCATTATCTTTCTTACGATTGCAAGATACAGCCACAGGAAACAGACAGAAAGGAGAATCATTCTTTTGACTATTCTCTATAATATAAGGTATTAATTCTGATACTCCTCCAAGGCGAAGAACAGGAAGGTTGATGGACTGCAAAGAAACATCTTCCCATATACTATATAATTCAGATTCTCCAAAGCCTACATTAAAAGTTATTCCGTCATTCTCTGAAGCTTTTGTCGTATTCATTTTACCCACTCGATGGTAAACTCCGTCACTGATGGTCACGCGTTCATCAGCAATAGGGGCGCTGTCAATATCAGTTCTGTTAATGTAATTGTTGAGACGTAGATTATTTCTGGTACCAGGTATGGTAGCGGCAATAGATTGTGATCCCCGTTCGTTGTAGATAGGAGAGCTGTCTTCTATTTCTGTACTGAAGTCTTTCGGCAGATCAAAAGTACCGGATGTATTTGATATTCTTAGTGCCATAATAATTCTTATTTGGTTGATCGGGTAAATGGTTTCTTGGATTTTTCATCTAGTTCTTCAGCATTTCGTATATCTCGTAGGGATACGTATGCTTTTAGATTTTTGAGGGTATTAATCAGCATTCCGATTTCTTTTATGAGTTTATCTAGTTCGGTTGCTGATGTATCAGTTTCATGGATTTCCTGGTTATTTCGGACAGGAGTATCTATTGCTGCGTAATTACCCGAAGCTCGTTGGGGCACATGACCTTTACGGGCATCTTCAATCGCATTTAGTACCAAAGGATAATTTATATGTTTTTGTAACCGGGATAAGTCCTCGGCGTTAATGATTAATTCTGCACCATTCTCTGAAACTAGAGAAGTGTGTCGGACGATTCCGGTTTGTGCAGCCCCAATATAAGGTATGTCCTGATAGTTCTTGCCGTCATCTTTCCCGATGACATCATACCGGCCGGATGCCCATTGGGATACGCTGACGGTTGCTCGTTTGGGAGCGTCGGTCGAAGACGTGTCGGAGTCGGAAGATCCGGACGAGTGTTTGCCGCTAACCATTCCTTTCAGAGCACTTTTTGCAGTTGCAATTGCAGCCATTATGATTCCCCCAAGGATGGCTCCTGTTCCAATGCCTAAGAAACCTTTACTTCCTATTTCATTGGCTGTTGCTTTTGCAACATTTTCAGTTCCTACTGCTGTTAGTTCAATTATTTTTGCATTTATCATTTGGGCAAGAACATCGAATATAATATCGATCATGACATCTGCGAAACCTTGCATTGCATTTTCTTGTCCTGCGATGATGTTGCCTAACGCAGAGCCAAGTTCAGAACCATATTGTTGAAATGTGCGTAGTCGTTCCTTATATTGTTGTCGTTCTTTTTGGGTTTGTGCTGCCGTCTTTTTTTGTTCAGCATCTTTTGCTTTGGCATGGGCGGCCTGTTCTTCCTTCATGCATTTTATTTTGAAATCAAGAAGTTGTTTCTCAACTTGTTTTCGTTGTTCGGCGTTTAAACCGGCAATGGAAAGCATTCGTTCAAGATGCATGATGGTAAGTTGTTCCATAGCATCATTATAGGCTGTTTCGGAGCTTAGATTCTCATCTTTGCCGGAGGCATACAGTTCTTTTAAATCCTGTTGTTGCTTTTCATATTGAGTTGTCTCTTGATTAATTAATTCATTAATAAGCTCCTGATTGTGTTCTTTTTGTTGTTTAATTTTCAGGTCATTGATTTGATTTTGGATATTAATGCCTTCTTTTGACTTCTCACCGACAATTTTCAAAGAACGCTCCAAGTATTCCATTTGGAGACATTCCATTTCTTCGCTCAACTGCTTTTCTGTTTGGAGAGTGTCATCCCCCCCTTCCAGATACATTTCTTTCAGGAAGGCTTGTTTTTGGTTATATAGTTTTTTTTCTTTCTCAAGCCTCTTTTTTATTTTTTCTTCATCACTATCACCATTGCCATCACCATTACCATCATTATCATTGTTACTGTTTTGATATTTAGAATTCACTTTGGCAATTTCCTCTGTATATCCTCGCATCATATCCTCATACAGTTTGACATTCTCATCCAACTGGCTTTTCTTGGAAGCCCAAGCACGATATGCTGTGGGAGAAACTCCATTAGAGGCTGCTATTTCCTCCAAAGATTTGTTTGAATTTATGGGATCATTAATATCCCATTCAATACTCTTAAATTTCATGGCTTCTGAACTACTTTGCTTACTGAACCATTCTGTACGTTCGTTTAGAGCTTCTTGTAATTTAGCGTTTGCAGCTTGTTGTTTAGCTGTGATAAGTAATTTTTCTACATATCCATCCAGAGCACCGGTATTGTTATTGATTAACTTTCCTTCTTTAGTTAATGAGGCATGGTAATCGGGTACTATTTTTTGAATTTCTTCTAATGCCCATTGTCTTTCACCATAGCTTTTTTTTGAATCAAAAAGAATTTCCTTTAAAGATTTAAGATGATTTGTTTCTTCGGATGTGTTTTTAGATGCCTCTAGACTAATCTTATTAGCGGCTTCTTGTGCAGTGGAGAGGGTTTTACGGGCTGTAACGACATGGTATATCCCAACTGCCAAACCAGCTAATAAAGCTATAGTACCAGCTAGAGGATTTAATCCGATTGTTTTCCATAATGATTTCATCGCAGTATTCAAGGCTACGGTGTTACCAGTTAGGAGTGCTTTTACTGCTATTCCTGCTTTTTCTATTGCGATTGACGCTAATAAACGTGTTTCCCACAATTTATCAGCTAAAATGCTTGCAATTTTAGCATCTTTCAATTTTGTTTCCCATATGGTTATCGCTTTTATGGTTAACAGGTACGCTCCTATTGTTGTAGTTAGAGTGATAATGATACCCGAATGTTTGACCATGAACCCAATCAGGTCTATAATTTTTCTGGTCCAGTTTACTGTACCGTTTATTACGCTGATGATTGAAGGATTAAGTTTTTCCATCAGCTCCATTCCCATCTCATTCATTTTGTTTTTGGCTTGAGCGAGTTTGGCGGCTGCCGTATCTGATTTGGTGGCTGCTTGCTCTAGAGCGACATTAGTTCCAGTGACTGCTTCGGTGTAGTATTTCACTTTTTCTGCTTCGTTAGTTAAAACGGTAGCAACGCTAAAAGCTTCCTCTCCAAACATTTTGATTCGATCGTTAACACTAAGTTGTTTCTTTTGGAGATTTTCCAAAGCTGTTTCAAGACCGACTATTTTAGGATTAGTGTCATCTGCTCCTTTCTGTAAGCGATTGAAAAAGGTTTTTAGTCCGGTACCTGCAACTTCGTCTTTTATGCCTTTTTCGGCTAAGGTTTCGATAGTACCAACTAATTGTTCAATAGGAATACCTGCGTCATTGGCTGCCACTCCAGATTTTTTTACTGCGGTAGTTACTGATTCAACAGCAGCAGCTCCGTATTTAGAACCGGCTGCCATGACATTCGCATAACGGGCTGCCTGATCAGCACCATCTCCGTATTGATTGAGTGAAAGAGTTACAGCATCAACAGCATCTTTCAATGTCATTCCTGAAGCAGATGCTAAGATGAGTGTTTGTTCGGTTACTGCGGCCAGTGCTTCTTTGTTAGATAGTAACTCCGGTTTAGCAGAACCGACCAATTTATAAGCATCAAGAATTTCGGTTGCTGATTGTCGGATCCGGATACCGGAATCACTAATTGTAGTGGAAAGCCGGATTGCTTCTTGTTCCAGCCAATTAATGTCGTCTTTGGAAAGTCCTGTTAATGCTTCGACATCGGCTTTGGCATCTTCACGTTCATTGCGTTTTTCACGAAGTTGGTTCAGCTTTAGTGTTAAGCCTGTCACAGCTGCTATGACGGTGGTGACAACTGCAGCATATTTATTAAACAGTTCCACGGCTTTCCCTATTGGACTAGCTTGACAACCAACTTCTACACGCATATTTTTTTGTGCCCTGGCTACTGCTTCAGCGACGCGCCTATTTTGCTCCAGGGCTGCATTGTATTGTTCAGTACCGGGTATGGCTGCACGGAGTTCTTTACGGACTTTTTGGCTGACAGATAATAGTTCGTCATAGGTTGCTCCGGAGAGGTTTTTCAGGATTCGGTCGGTCTCGGCTACTTTTTGCTTATAAGTATTGAGAGTTTTATACTTATTCTCCAGTTCTTTTTGCAGAGTTTTGGATTTTCTGGCATATCCTGATTCTGATTTATCAAGAGAAGATATTTTATTCTCTAGCTGGGAGATGGCATCTTCTATCTTCTTGACGCCGGCTGATGCTTCAGTTCCATCAATAAATATTTTAATACTTCGGTTTAGGTCGTTCATATGGCTTTACTTTTCAATGTATATTTTGGTTGCGTCGATAAGCATAGTGTCAAAATAGCGCATACAGATATCGGCAAGTTCCGGAAGACGGTTTTTGATGACCGGATCGAACCAATGGTAAGCCTGCCGGTTACCTTCATTCTGTTTGCCAAGTGATGCGGGATTAGTATGTCGGATGATACTCGTATTGATTTCCATTCCGTTGATTCTCTTCAGATAGCTCCATTTACTTCCGATAAGACCACCTTGCCCGCGTCCGGCGCCTTTGTGGATATAGACACCATGACGAGGAAAAGAGAAACCAAGTCGGTTGATTAATCCGTATTTGTCAGTATAGGCTTTAGGTTGTAGTTCACGAGCAATACGTAAACTACGGGATGAAATGGTGGCTTTGAGTTGTTTACTGACAGCATCCTGCCATTGTTCTACCTCTTTATTGAATGCGGTGAGTCGGTCGGCATCCTGGGCGATGTTATAGCGTTCTATCTCCGAGATGGTTTCCATTCGGATTAGCCGGGAAGTCGGAGTAGAAGATAACTTATCCGCTTTTCGTCGGGCTGCATTATAGCGTTTTATTTCCGACTGCTTGTCTGACATTCGTTTATAGAATCCCATTACAAAAAGTAGTTTGGATCGACGATGAATTCTTCCGGAACATTAACAAAGAAGGTAAGCACGGTGCCATAGAAGTTATCACCGATCGGGCCGATACCGTTAATTTGAGTATTGCGGTCTACATATTTAATGTCTTTCAGCAATTTATTCCGGATCTGTTTACATATACTCTTGCATTGTTTGGCTGCCTGATTAATCGTTTCCGGATTTCCGGAAATTGTGTTTCTGGCCACGATGAATGAGTAGACTTGTTTGTCATTGAGTGAATCAGCTTCGTTGTCTTCGGATTCGGACTCGCAACCATCAACGGCGATAAGGATGGTTCCATTGATGGAGGATAAACTGTCATCGAGGCTGATCAGGTCCTCCAGTCCGAATGCTGTGAAGAACCTTTTCTTTTGAGATGTGTGTGAAATGGCTTTGAGTGCCGAAGCTAAGGCTTCACCATAAGCGAAATGGTCATACTCCATAACTGTATAATGTTTAGGTTATGGAGACAAAAATAGCCCGCTGCGGGCGGGCTATAAAGGACAAAACGATAGGTTATAAGAACAGGAATAGTGCTAACAAAGTAAGCATGAGCAGAAGCCAAAATACTTTTGCAAGGATTGAGCGCGAGGCTTTAAAGAATGCCAGGCACAGAAGTACTATTCCGGATATAGTTATTATCGTTAAGATCATTTTTGTTCTTCGTCTGATTCTGGAAGCAATATACGAATTAATTCAGAAAGTTGTGCGGCTGCACGCTGCTTTTCGTTCATTGGTGTTTCCGGATCCAGTAACTTGTTTACTAACTGTAAGGCTTCATGTCTATTCATAATGTTATTTTTTAGGGTGTTGAATACTGCTTATTGATTGAATATGCTTTTTTATTATTCTGATTTCAGAAATAAGTGTTAGTCGATTAACAGAATCAATATCTGGAGAGTCGATATCAAGAGCCAGGTCAATTGCTTTTTCCAGTGTTGCTTCCATCCAAGAGTGTTCTCCTTCTTGGATAGTTTTGATTGATGAGATACAATCATCGGTGAGGATGATGCCATTGATTTCTGTTGGTGTCATGGCTGATCTCCTTTCTGCTCCAGTAGGTGAGATCCTTCTCCAAAAGAATAATGACCGCGTACTTTACTGTATGAGATATAACATACAGGATTGCTATCATCGTCTCCTAGTTTTATACTCCATTGTCCACCGGAGGAGTCTCCATTATGCCCATTGAATTTGAGTTTTTTTTGATTAGGATATTTCTCATTCAGTTCCTTGACAACTTCTTCGAATTCGCATTTTAGGGAATCCATAGCACATTCATCTTGTACTAGAATACGGTCGTATGCTTGGGCAAATTCACACATTTCCTGACCCTTACGATTGACTTTCTGATAGGTCTGTACATGATGGATAAAGAACATCATTTTTCACCTCCTTTCTGACACTTCTTTGCTCGGTAGACACAGAGAACTGCGCCAATTACAGCAGGGGGAAAGATAAAGGTCAGGCAGAAGCAGGCTATTGCAGAGACGTAATAGGCGTCCGATGCAGAGTTGATAGCGCATTCTTTTTTCAATTCACGGAAGTAACGCTGTTGGAGCGTGTTTACGTCTGTTCCTGTGCGGAATGAGGGCACGTAGTTCGTGCCCTGGGTTACTTGTTTCATATACTACATTTGGTTTGGCTGTTATTGGCAAGTTTTCGTGTACCTAGACGGTACACGAACGGCTGCCAATTTCCCGTAGTCGCCAAACCAAATGTAGTATAACCCCGAAGAGCTGTAATACAACGAGAAGAAAGACAGCCGTATTCGTTTATAAATAAACTTCTACTATTTCGTATATGAATTTGCAAACAATATTAATATCGGAAGCAAACTGATGGACATAAAAAAGCCCAATTTCGTATTGAGCATCTAACCGTTGCTCATCGGGATAGATTATCTATCATTTGATTTGGCACTACAAATATGAGGATAATATCTGATAGTGCCAAATGAATAGGATTTTTTTTCTATTATATGGAGTGTAGAAAATCATCTTCTGACAAGATTTCAAGTTCAGCCCCTTTTTCTATCATTTTAATAGCCTTTTCTTGCTTGCTACTCATGCCATCTTCTCCAACAACTCGGAAATCTTGTTGTCCAACAATTAAAAAGTTAGTATCTCGATTCACACCACTTTGGTTTATACCTCCTATATCAGCAATTATTTGTTGGGCCTCGATTCTTTTCATTGAAGATAATGTTCCAGTAAATACTACATATTTTTGGTAGAAAATGGAGTCAGGATTGTTTTTTGTCTCATCTCCTTTGATTGCTCTTATTTGATTTGCTTTTTGTTTTTGTTTGCATGTACAAGGAATATAACCTTTCTCATTAAATATTCCAAGATGAACTTGGAATTTATTTTCTATATTGTTAAAGTCTTCTTCGGATTCAATTTGTTTACTTAAGTCTATTCCTTTTTCTTTAGCTGCTAACAGAGTAATTTCTGCACAGGCTCTGGAATCTTCTCCTGCATCATGTTTTCCCGGTTGGATATTAAAAGCTTGGCATAAAGAAGAAAGGCTATAAGACGGTTGTATCCAGGTTCTTCTGGCTATTGCTAGGCTACAAAGAAATATCCCCTTAGGAATGTTTATTTTGTATCGTTCCAGCATACATAGAAGAACGTTTATATCAAAGGTAGCATTATGAGCAACGATGATACTACCTTCTTCGTCATTTCCAAAATAAGGAGCAATTTCAGGCCATATGTCTTTAAATGTAGGTTGATCTTGTACCATTTCTTCTGTTATTCCGTGTATCATTGTATTGAAATAGTTGAATGATTGTACAGGATTGATTAACCATGATTTTACTTCATGTATCTGATTGTTTTTTACAGTAGTAATTCCTATTTGGCATGCGCTATCTCGTTGTTCATTAGCCGTTTCAAAATCAATAGCTATAAAATCATATGTTTCCATAGTATATTAAGATTTTTATTTAAATGCTTTATATATTTTGTTCTCATCCACATTTATGAATACGTCTTCATTGATAGCCTTAAGGTAATCACTGTATTTCTTATTTAAAGCGTCTATACACTCTTTGTGGTAATTTTCATTTCCACCGGTTAGCACCTGCTTAAATTCTTCTGATTCCATGATTCCACGATAAAGAATTTCTTTAGCTTTCTTTTTTTCTCCGGCAGCTACCATTACAGCAAAGTCTTTTTTCCAATTAGATTGAGAATTGTTTGTCCGGGTATTGATTGCGATTTCAACGAGAATAGTAAGCACAGACCATCCAATCAAGGTACCCATGACACAATAGATAAGGGCTGGGAATCCTAACCAATTGATTCCATCTGCTCCAACTATACCTCCGGAGTATCTGGAATATTCCCACGCAATACATGACGAGAAGAAAACTACGATTGAACCTATGATACCTAACACTAGCACTGTTTTTGACATAGCTGCTAGAGTGCTTTCGGCAGCTGTTAATTTTTTTGTTTCCATGTGTGGTTTTATTTGTTACAGCAACAAAGATAGTGGTAATATATTTGTAATGCCAATAGAAAATTGTATTTTAGCTCAAAATAAATCAAATATGGATCAAGAACAGGAGATTAAAAATCTACGTCGCAAGTTGTCTGAATTATCTCGTGATTACTATCAATATAGGGTCGCGGTATTTAATAAATCTATAGCTGTTGCCATAGCTGTTTTATTGGGCCTGATAGTAGGATACCTGCTATAAATGATATTATGGTACAAAAAATAGTTATGACCGTATTGTATATTTTTAGTTTCAAATATTTAGCTTGCAGTCTTTCGCTCTCTTTTCTTAATTCCTCATCCTGTTTCATAGAATTAATATAGGCATCGTAACTTCTATGCAAGTGAATAATTTTGTAACCTTTAGGAGTTATTTCAACGGGTGAATCTATTTCATCCGGGCAATCTTCAGTTATTAGTCCCTCCATGATTAATTGTTTCCGGTAACTAATAAGTTGTTCTGGTAATAATTTAATTTGTAGCTTATCCAATATATCGTATTGAATACGTTTTTTACGAGGGTCGCAATATAGATCACTTAATATTATACTTTTGAAATGAATTTCTAATGATTCCATAGTATAAAAAAATCAATTCCTTATATCGTGTGCCAACTGGAACCACCCAGCCACCCAGTTTTCATGGGTGCACGACATAAGGAATTGACAAGTTGGTTTGTTTTGGCAATGGCTAAGGTAGAATTATTTTTCAGAACCAGCAAAAGAAAGCAGAGCAAAAAACTCTGCTTTCTTTTGCTGGTTAATATTGATATTAAAAAATCATATTAAATTATTCTATATCAGAAATTGTAAGATTCTCCAATAAATTAATTTTAGTGGTAATAGTTTCTAAAGGTACTATGTCTTGTTTGGATTCGTGCCATTCTAGAGCTTCAATTAATAGGGATTCATTGATGATATTTACTGTGAAAAATAATCTGTTTTTTCCCTCTAGTTTGACTAAGAAACGTTCATCTTCATTTCTTCCCAACAAATTAGTTGTTCTATAGCAGTCTAACAAAAGCGCTATTGTAAAATAGAAATATCGATTTCTATTATTGAACTTAGTATCAAACATTTGTTGGGGGAAAAGTGTTTCAATTTGCTTTATAAGCTCTTGTGTTTTGTACTCTTTATGGGAAAGCTTTTCATAGCAATCAGGTTCGCAAATCCGGAGATAGGTTAGCAGGAATACTAAGTTGGTATATAAGTTATGCCTATTACTAAACATATTTAGGGATAGGCGAATATTAGTGAATATTTTTTCAACTTGTCTAAGAGTTAATTTTTTGTATCTGAAAATGGCTGTTGCTGTCATTAATAAGTCGTCCGTGGCGTTTGATGCATGATAAGTTATTTGGTTTTGGGTATAAAAGAAAGCAGACTTGAAATCGTAATAATCAAATAGATATTTGCAGAAACTATCTACATCTGGATCTGGTAAGATATATTCAATATCAATAAATCTTTTCAGGTATTCATCTGCAGCTATTAGATTACTTCCATAATATCCACGTATAGAGTTGCTTAATTGTTCTTTATCTATGGATAAGATAAATACAATATTAGGTATATTAAAAAGATGTTTTATCCTTTCCAAAGTTTTTACTGCATAATGTGGGTTACATCGATCAAGTTCATCTATGATAAATATCAATGGTTTTTTGTCACAGATTTCATCAACATATTTTTCGAGTTCTTCCCGAAATTGTTTTAGGCTATATTTTTGGCTTTCATAATTTTCTATTTCTTTTTTCAACATTGAAGCACCTTCTTCAATTCCATCATAAAATATGTTGACTATATCTTCACCTGCATATTTCTTTACTACTCCTTTGAACATTGCGGGAGCCGCTTTCAATACTATTTTTCCGGCTGTATTTATAGCTGATGTTAGTGCTGCTTTGGCTTTTTCTTGTGGATTTATTTTTTTTAGTTCCCCAAGTAATCCTACAAGAGGATCTGATATGAAATCATTCTCCCAGGCATTAAAATACAATGTGTGGAAATTATCTAATTCAAGATATGCTTTCCACATTTCTACAAATGTGGTTTTGCCTGTTCCCCATCTGCCATTTATAGCCAAGACGAAACCTTTTTCATATGTAGTAATGATTGTTTTAAGTATTTCTGCATACTTCTCCCGATCCAGTTTACAATTCTTGAAAGGTTGATCAGCTGGTATTTCTAATTTATCAAGTTTGCATTTCATAGATTATAGTTTTATTTATTACAGCAACAAAGATAGTGGTAATATATTTGTAATGCCAATAGAATAATGTATTTTAGCTCAAAATTTGATAGACAATGGAAAGACTCACTACAGAACAATTAGAAGTAATAGATTTATCTCTTATAGAATGGTACTATGAACAGGCAACGACACGACATAATGACCTTGTTCGTGTGGAATCGCTTATTACAGAGAGGGGATATACATTGTTTGCTACCTATTTCGCTATCTTGACAGCTTCCATAGGGTATATTCTCACGCACTTAAATGTAAACGATGATGCAGCTTTGACAGCCGGATGTTTATCTATTGTTGTTTTCACTTCTATTTCTATAGGGTATATTTATAAAGTCATTAAACCGCATTCTTTTTTCTCACCGGGAAAAGACCCAGATAAGTTTACGATACCACAATATATAGCCTATTTTAAGGGGAAAGATACTGATCAAAAGAAGCAAGTCGTTAGTGATGAATTGGTTGTACTTCAACAGAAAATAACTGCACAGGATGCAATGAATAAAAAAAGAGTCGAATATACTAAACGCTCTCTTGCATTTCTGATATTCGGCTCTTTTGTGGCTGTCACTTCCTTTTTAATAGCATTTGCTATTTATTAATTAGGTCACCTATATCCATACCATTCGTTAGAAGTGGTGTGTCGCTAGTGATGTCCGGCAATGAAGCTGGATCATCTGTAGAACTACTCGGACTTCCGTAAAAAGTGTCTTCAGGAGCGTTCTCTGACGGAAAATCAGTACTAAAGTCTATATCTATCATAATCAAACGGGCGAATCCCTTATCATCGTGCGCCAAAAGGTTTATATAGAGACCTTAATCTGATTTTACAGATTACACGATGAAAAGGGATTCATATTTTTATATAATTATTTGGCTAGGGCTAAGGTACAAACTTTTTCATATTTAGCAAAAGAAAGCGGAGTTTTTTACTCCGCTTTCCTGTCTCAATATCTATTTATGCTTAGAAGTTAGCTACTTCATAATATTTAAAGAAGTAGTAGAGGGCTACCTTATGCCATTTAGTTAGCTCTTTATCACCGGATAGAAGAGAGGATACAGTGCATTTGTCGATACCTGTATAGTTGCTTAGGTGTTTACTTTTTAATCCGAGCTTTTCCATGCGCTTCTTAATCCAGTCAACGGTAATGCCATCAATATCTTTACGGTCAAAGTTTACAGCCGATACAGTCAGCTTCCAATCATCCGGGATTTCTCCCTTAAACATTTCTCGTACACGTTCGGTTAGTTCCTTTTTAGTAAGGAACTTGTCATTCACTAAGTCTTTTTGCTCCGCACGAATGATTAATCGGCTATCGGAGTAAGAGACTACTTCTATGGATATATGTCCATAACGTTGATACTGCTTTGCGAATTCGTCGATTCGCTTTTTACTCTCGGCAGAGAGAGGTAGTAAGTCTAAATTCTTCATAATTCATCAATTTACGATTTGATAATCGGGTATTTAATAATGCAATATACTTTGTAATGGAGGGGCTTTTGCCCCTCCGGATCACAATTTGATGAGTCTCATTTGCCCGATGTCGAAAATTGCAATCTGTTTGTTTTCACGCCCGAATTGCTTGGCTTCTTCAAGGTTGGTGAAAATCTTGATGGAGTCGAAATAAAACTGATTGTTTTCTTCGTTAAGCCATCCACCGACTTTCTTTTCGTGCATCAAAGCATGATTAAGAACTCTCTTCAATCCTTCTTCTCCGAAACTGTCTTGAGTCTCAAGATAGGCGACTGAAATACCTTTTGTGACCTTTTTTAAGGTTGTGAGGTCAACCGTGAATCCATCAGGATTCGCATCTGCTATCTTTAGGATAGCCTCGAACAATTGTTCCATAATATAAAAGAACTTATGCGGACGTCACCCGCGTTTGTTTGACACTGCAAATATATAGAAAAGTTTGCTACTAACAAACTTTTTGTTATTTATTTGTTTGCTACTAACAAACTTTTATCTGTTTCTTAGACTTTCTTCGGTTTCCTCTTTACGTCTGATCGATTCGTCCATCGAATACAGGGCATCAAGTAAAAGACCTTTTCGGATTTCCGGCTTTTTAGTCATGTCGGACTGTGCCAGGGAATCAAGAAGGCGGAGCTGTGCGTCGAATACGCGACCGTAACTACCCTTTCCCTCTCCTGAAAAAATACGCGGATAGGAATTGGCCATACATGACAGACTTCCTAAAATATACCAATACATGAGTATTTTTCTGTCTTCAGGAAGATGGTGAAGAATGGCTGCATCTTTGTCTAATTGATTAATGTCGAATACCTTATTACGATGCCACAAACAGGCTAGTAGGTGGTCAATCTTCGTTGGATCTGAATGCATTGCATCAAGATAGGTCTGTAGATACATGAATTGTTCAAAGGTAATATCAAGCAACTGATCTTCTGGACCGATGAATTTCCAAAGTTGGCAATGGATGGTTGGATATGGGTTGGTTGTCAGATCCGGTGTCAGGTGATAGTATTTGCGCATGGGCAATGAACTATCTTCTTCTGAACAAATAAGGAAGTCAAACAAGTTGGCAAGCATTGATACTTTTTCCGGATGAAGAAGATAGCTATGGCGACGGACATAGAAGCGGACTGTTGGACTTTCTTGCCAAATTCTGATACGTACATACTCTTTAAATATTTTCTTATGCCGGCATACATGAGCTTTCAGGCAATAAAGCATCATGTATACCTTAACTTGTTCTACCGGTATATCTGACTTTGTGAGTTTGACTAGATAAAGAAGCTGTTTCGGGGTGAGTTCGTTCCAACTTCCTGGAAGTGTGTATGTATCATCTTTAATTTGTATAGTATGCATAGTGTTACGATATTGAGGTGAATAGTTTCTTTTCTTTAGAATTGAAGTCAATAGCTTGTGACGTTGTTTCAATTCCCAGTTCTTCCGCATTTTCGGCCAGATAAGTGTGTATTTTCCCTGAATAATAAGTTGCCTGGTCTGCAAAAAAATTGCCGTTTGCGTCCGGATCCTGATAGATTGGTCGAATAGTGGGAGTATATTCGATCGTTCTGCCGGCTACATGTTGTTCGGTTGTTTTCTGTGAGGTATATAATTCGGCAGTTTTATTGGCTAAGTAGCGGATGATATAGTCAATAAGTACTTGTTGTTTGGGCGTTTCGGTATTTTCTGAAAGAGCTTCTTTGAGTATGTCATAGACTTTATCCGTTATCATTTCTCGAATGTTGTGTTCTTGAAGTTGACGAATGGTAGGGAACATGATACGATAAGATAGGATAGAATAATCAATGTCTACCATACCGAGATCCTGGAACTCTGCTGCATTACGAATGAAGCAAAAACGGGGTATATTATCGATAACATAATCAGGATAATCCTTTTTGTTTTCCTCCAGGTATGATATTAGCCGGTCAAGTGCTTGCATTCCGCGAAAACAGAGATTCTTTTTTGCTGCTGCGATCTTAGTGTCACTGGCAGGAGAACGCTGTCCCTGCACGTTACTTACTGTGATACCGGCATCACCGAACATAACACCCAGTTCATCAGATGCGAGCATCAGGGTTAATGGGCCGAGGGCACGCAGTAGTTTGTTGTATAAGTCAGATCCTTTGTCTTCATGAGCTTTACTGATCGTTGCTTTACCGATATACGGTTTGATGTATATATCCAGTGCATCTTCGATGTATGGTTCGATTGATTCGTAAGGCAGTGAGGAGTTGATCTTTACTACCTTTTTGAGGGTGTCGATGTCGGGGATTAGTGCGTTCATTTTATTCTGTTTCTGGGGTTAAACCTGTATTCTTTGTCGCTCCGGTACCTTGGTCCAGCGTGGTAAGTTGACAATTAGTCACCGAGAAATAAATATCTTTAGGCCAGTTATTCATGGCTTTTGCAAAGTAGAGAGGTTCCAATGTTGTATCCTGATACATCTTCATGAGTGCCTGTTCTATGATAAATAACTCCCGTGCTTCGGTACCATTGATACTTTTTCCCTTACCTGGTGCGGATCCGATTATCGAAGGATGTACGCCCATACCGTAACACATCATATTGCTGACCTCTTCGCTGTCTTCAATATACTCACCACCTTTGAAGAAAGATTCGAGTGGAGTAATAATGATGTCTTTTTCTTCAAAGCCTTTTACACGATCGTAGCGAAAGTGAGAGACAAAGCCTTTGCCGGCATTTTCTTCACCGGCAAGAAAATCATTCATATCCTTCAGGAACTTTTCTTTGCGTGCTTTCTTCTCGTCATCTTTGACTATGCCTTCAGATGCAAATAACTTTTCCCAAAAAGGCTCTTGAATATACACAATGTACCGCAGTGCCATTTGATTTTTAATCAATGATTTTTTGAAAACAGGGATTGCACTGGAGAAGTCATACCAGCCGGATGCAAAAACACTCCACCAATATGGATGACTATAATAAAACCGTCCGGGTGTAGAGATGCGGAGGTTATGGATAAATCTCCGTTCTTTTCCTACAATTTTCTCTCCTTTGTCATTGGGAGCAAGTCCCATTCTCATTTTGAGGTCGAGTAGTGGAGTCTGCCGATCGAGCAGGGGAGTGGCAATCAAATCTGTTGGTGTACCGGTATGCCATTCTGCAGAATAACCGTGCCATTCGCTTTTACCAGTCTTTTCGTCAATTTCACTGATCCTGGAACAAGTGGACTCCTTAGCTTTGATTTGTACGAGTTTGGGGGATTTATTGTCATTGTTGAATATATACTCCAGGTAGCCGTCATAGAATATAACCAGATCGTTTGCCAGCTCCATACGGACAAAATTGAAGTTGTTGTTTTCAAGGAATTCAAAAATTTCCGGCTGCTCGTACGGAAGAACTTCCTCTTTGACTATTTTCCTCGTTTTAGGGTCCCGGTATTTCCGATAGACGAGTATGCTATCACCGAATACAACTTTATTCTTGAATTCGATATTGCTGCCTATGGTGACGTTGGTACCGATTTTTTTCATGATGTCATAAGGCATATGATTATTTCGTCCGCGTGGTATCCATTTGATTGGATTCTTTTCTCCTTTGGGAGCTACTTCGATAGGTGTAGGATTCTTATCAGTGGCGATATCACTGTTATCACTGAATTTGATAACATTCTTTCCACCTTTTAAGACGGCATAAGTATCATAGCCTTTCATTATAAGATTGATTGAGGGTTGTTGTTGCTTCATTAGAAATATACTTTGAGATTGTTGAATTTGGTGATAAGGCATCGGCGGATTTTTCTCGGAGTAGCTTCTCCGGCAGGTAATACGTTAATAGTGCTTCCACTACTATGGAATGAGGTCAATACTGCACGATCGTAGGTGACAAGTTCGCCTGTGCTCTTTTTACAGAATTCAATGGAGAATTCGATAGGCTTACCGTTTTGTCTACGCTCCATGAGTTTCCATATCTTACTTTGATGGATTCTTTTGTCTATACTTTGCATAAAAAGGTAGTATGAGAATGATTAGTAATATTGGGATACCAATGATTAAGCCATACTTGAATCCATCATCAATTCCGTCCGCGATAGAACCGCTGGCATTCTTTTGGGATTCGGATTGTTTGTTTTGCTGAAACGTGACGTCAGTCGTTGTTTCCTGTTTATCAGATATACGTGTAGTGTCATCTTTCTGAAGCAAAGTTTTGATCGTTGTCTTGCTCCCTTCAATCTCGATATTCGATATTGGGGGTAGTCCGGTAGATGGGTCTGCTGATTTCGTTGTGTCGAAGTTAACTTTAACTTTCCAGTCTTTACCCGTTTGTTCTTGGTTGAGGTTGAATCGTGAGTAGGTATCTTCGGTTCTAATTCGCAGTGCGGAATCTGTGATAGAAAGATTGCTTTGTTCTTGAGTACTACGATTGTTTTGAAGAGTACTACGGCAACTACACAGTAGCCAGGCAATAGCAAGGCAAGCAAGATAGATGAGAGTGTGTGCATGATGTTTCATTGTTTACGGTTGTTACACGTTAGGTTTACACATTTGAATCGTTTAAGATCAGCTATTTCTTTTTCGTTTTCTGCTATCTTTTTATCTTGGGATAGCTGGTTGCTTTCCAGCTTTTCTATACGGTAAGTCCATTTTGTTTCGCTTTCTATTTTCTCTTTTTTCATAGCCTCCTTGTCAGCTCGCAGGTCAGCGATTAGTTCCTGATATACATCTTGTACGGAACTAAGAGCTTTGGCTTCTGCTTGCTTCTTGGTGTATTTGAGCGTAATAACTCCAGTGATGGATGACAAGAGACCACCACCAAGCAAGAATGTGAGTAGGTTTTGTGTAATGACATCGTTCATGACCTTCTTTTTAAGCAAAGGTATCAGGTGTATGGCAGGCGATAAAGGACAGGGAGGAGAGCCGATTTTGGTAAAATAAATTTTCTTTACATTTTTTAAGGTGCAGCATATAAGGGAAATTGAAAAACTTTAGGTCGAAACTTTTTTTCAGGGCGGTGCGTGGTCTTGCGACAGATAAAGGGGAAATTTTTCCCCTTTATTCAACTGCTTCATTTGATAATCAGAATTTTCTGAATTTTGTTGTGGGAATTGCATGAGACAAGAAAAAAGCACAGGTATGTGATAACCTGTGCTTCTTAATGAAGAAACTAATGATTATTCCGGCAATAGAATTTTGATTAGTTCTTGAAGTTGTGCTGCCGCCCGTTGTCTTTCGTCAGCGGGAGTATTTGGATTGAGCAGCTTAGTTACGAGTTTTAGAGCTTGTTCTCTGTTCATTGCTGTTGAATTTGAATTGATTGAATGCATAACGTACAGATAGCCATACAGCTTTCTTTTCTGCATTTTGAATATTGTGTTGATAAAGGCTCATCGTTGACTCACTTTTTTTATCTTATTGTTGAAATCAAATTTAATAATTTTACAAGAGAATTTTTTATCTTGATTAGCAATAATCTTTTTCTTGTAATTGGTTAGCGTTTCAATTACAGCATCTATGCAGTTTTCTCTGATAGAACCTATTGTTGATTCTGCTGTCCCTATGTAAACTCCGTTCATATCAAAAATGGCGGATTCTCCCTCTATATGAATGAAACCTGACTTATTGTCTATAATGCGGCATTGCGAAGGGATAATTCGTTCTACATATTCCTTCATAGCTCGCCTCCTTTTCCATTAAATGTAATATTGACTGTGCCTCCATTGGCGTGGATTACAATACCTCTGTGCGATTTATTCACTCGGAGACGTTCGTTACCTTCTGCTACTTCAAGGCAAATGTTGGAAAGAGCTTGCTGAAGCTTTTCTACGGATATGTAGCGTCCGTTTGCGCTTTGGTTTTTCTTTTTCATTTTGGAGATCATTTAAAATGAAATAATATGTTGATTAAATACGGGAAGGGAACAAAAAAGTTCCGCTTTCCCGTTGATCTCCACCTGAAACAGGCAGTGGGCGCATTAACGCTCCACACGGGGGTCGGAACTATATCATGGGCTATGGACATAAAAAATGCCCGCAGCGAATAATTGGCGAGCCTACTCGCCTGTTTCAAATGGAGATCGCTACAAAGATGGTGAATCTTTTTTAATGAGCAAAATAAATCATTCTTTTTCTCATTAATTTCAATGTTGGAAAGTGCTTTCTGAAGCTTTTCTACGGATATGTAGCGTCCGTTTGCGCTTTGGTTTTTCTTTTTCATTTTGGAAGACAATTTAAAATGAAACAATATGTTGATTAATTGAAGGAGAGGGAATAAAAAAGTTCCGCTCCCCGTTGTCTTCCACCTGATTCAGGCAGTGGGCGCATTAACGCTCCACACGGGACGGAACTATATTTTATACTATGGGCATAAAAAATGCCCGCAGCAATTATGGCGAGCCTACTCGCCTGAACCAAATGGAAGACATTGCAAAGATGGTGATTCTTTTTGAATAGACAAAATGAATATGATTTTTTTGAGTTTGAAATAATCTATGTGTTGATATGGTATGTAATTGAGATGGCTAAAGAATTACATGGTAATAGAAAAGCGATTCATTAAGAAATCTTAGTTCGTTCCATATCTGTTTCCTTTTCGTTCCACCTAGGTCGAACGAAAGGGAAACCATTGTTGACTTTAAGTTCCACAGTGGTGGAACGAATTGGTTACTGTGAATGGGGATGGAAGTATTAGCTGGTGCAATGATTGTTTATTGTTATTTGGGGCTTATATAAGATCTACGATGTTGATTCATATTCTTTTTTGAAAATTAATTTGCAATATTGCAAATTAATTTGTATATTTGCAACGATATAATAAGATTTGAGATGATATTATCTAATAAATTGTTGTTAAGTGACTTTGTAAGGAAGCATTCGCAGGCGGTTAAACCGTTGAATGCTTGGGTTGAGAAGGTGGTGGAAGCTGTCTGGCAAAGTCATAATGATGTGAAAGCCACATTTCCTTCGGCAGACTACGTGAAGAATGGTAGATATGTGTTTAATATAGGAGGGAACAAATATAGGATTGTGGCTGTTGTATTATTCATCGGTGGAGTAATGGAACTAAGGTTTGTAGGTACTCACGAGGAATATGATAAAATAGATTGCTCGGAGATTTGACTCTCCGAGCAGTTAGTTGAATTGGACTAACCAACTTAATAAAAATAATTATGGCAGACAAAAACATCAACTGTATCACAACACGAGAACAGTATGATGAAATACGTTCTCGTATGGATGTATTAATTAAAGAAGCAACAAAAAAAGGATTGCTGGAGCCGGGAGAAGATAATGAATATGTTCGTGAAATATCCCGTCTTGCTAAACTAAGCGCAGAATATGAAGATAATTATTTGAATATTCTGCCTTTGAGAGTGAAAAATCCGCTTATTCAATGTATGGAAGACTATTTTTATAGTCGAAATTTAAAACGTAAGGATGCAGCGGAATTATTGGGGGTAAATGAGTCTGTATTTAGTCAAATAATGAATGGAAAAAGAAAAATTTCTGTGTCGTTGGCTAAAAAGTTATATACAGACCTTAATATTGATGCAAATTTGATTATTCAAAATTTGTAATAAATAAAATGATTCAATTAAGGGTAGGCTTATCAAGCCTACCTTTTTTATTTATTGTTTAAGAAGAATATACCACCAGTACTTGTTCCCGGTATAGTGAAATAGAAGTTCATCCCTAGCCATAACGTATCAAAGGCATCTGTAATGTGTGTTTTGTATTCGTCTGGATTGTCGGGAGTATCGGGTGTTCCTTCAGGCGTTTTATCTTTTTCAAATCCGTTCTTTCCTTGTTTAATTCCAGTCTGTTCCATTGCGATCTTCAAAAACTCATTTTGATACAGGTTTATTTGGATCCAAAGGAATTGCGGATCTCCTTTCAAGGTTAGGTCGATATTCAGATGTTTCCATTCATGTTTAGGAGCTTGGCCGACATATACCATTGTAACTTTATATCCGTTTTCTTTGAATACACGTTCGATGATATCTGCGTAAGTTTCGGTTGATGATCCGGATTCCCAAGTAAAAGTGTGGTCATAATAGACCACTACATCACGGTTTAGTTTTGGTCGGTAGTAATCGGCTATCATTTTGACTAGATCCTGTAGTTTGCTTGGTGTTTTGACATAAAAAGATTTGAGTACACGCATAGTATGATTATCCAACTGGCCGATAATAGCTGTCGATATGGAGGCATTGGAGTCGAATGCCAGATGCAGTTCTTTAGAGAAGTCAAGATCACCGTCGCCTAGACAGCCGCAAGCTGTTAATTTACTCCAGTTACTGCCAAGATCCCGGAGCCGTCCATTATCACCGGGTGTGTAGAAATGAATATTATCATCTAAAGCTGAATAGAACCCGTTTTGCACCCGGAATAAACGTTCATTCATAAATGCTGTACGCCAAATAAGAGGTGGAGAGTTGCGATACATTTGCCAGATGAAATCTTCTCCGAGTACTTCCAGGTTATCAAACACGTCATATTCACCATAGAAAACTGTATATTCTTTAGTCTTCCCCTGTTGTGGCTTAATAGGTGGTTGATATTTTCGTGCCAAGTCTAAATCATGCTGGTATTCTTTAATCATGCGCACCACATGGTCTGTCAGTGGCTTACGTTTATATTCCTGCACTTTTTTATATAGGTTTCGGATCAGGTTGATATGTGTCAGCGACATTTCATCTATCTTATCCAAGATCCATTTCCCCATTGAAGCGGTAGGCATATCTGTAGAGTAGCTGACGCTGTGATGGTGAGGACAGTCTCCAAAATATTGCCGGTTACCACGATTGGCGGGATCTACTTCGCTCTTTATTTTTTCGTAATTGAGGAACTTTGCTTCAGGGCCTATCACCCAATCAAGTGACATAGAGTTTGCAGACATTCCCTGGTTAAAGGAAAGAATCACCATGACGGTACCATTCCAAAAATGGAAAGCATTATTCCAACCATCAGCTAATACTGGACGTACTGGTTTGCCGAATCCCATGCTTTCCGGAGCTTTGTGACCAACAACATAATGAATGCCTTGTATGTATCCCCATTCGGCAAGTGCTTTGCAAATGGCCGGCAGTGTATTTCCCCAAGCTTTTGCATAGCTGGGAGAGATAAGTCCACCCAAAGAACCTGGCATTTCCCACACATTCCGTAGGATGATGCGTGCATCAATTCCTTCCGATTTACCGGTACCACGTGATGCGACTATATATTCGTCATGTGCGTTGATGGCCATTGCCTGTCGTTGCATTCTATTAAAGAATTTGTCTACGACTTCATTCTGCTTTCTTCTTAGTTCATAGGCGGATAGAACAGGAGAGATTTGCGTGTTCATTCTTCTTCCTCCTCTTCAATGGGATGAGTGTCCACTGCTTTCTTGTTTAACATTCCTTTAAACATACTGCGCATTCTTATTCGTTCTTCTTCAAGATTCTCTATCGGTTCGAGCCCCTCCAGTAATGTGACATCATCTGAAGGTTCAAAGGATGGAGGTACCAGTTGCGAGTAATCGAATTTTTCATCTTCCTTGTCAGAACGTGTATATTTGCCTATTTTATCCAATGCAGCAGCAGCTCCCTTTGCATCTTCTTTGTCCATTGCCATATTAAAAGCCTTTTTTCCACCTTCGACAATCATATACCGGTACCAGGCTTTGGCTGCAAGTTGTATGTTTCCTACTAGGCGGTTAATCATGCCTATGTCACGGTAGGCTTGCGATTGGGAGACCGGTTCCGTATTTCCTCCACAGCCGTGTAGTAGAAAGTTAACCAGTTCTGTATCTGGAATTAGTGGCTCTTCCATTTTTTTGCTTACGCACAACATCATACGTTTCTTAATCTCCATTTCTCTGGGTGAAAGGAGAGTTGTTGCTTCATCTTTGTCTTTGAATAAAGCACGTTCAATTCGTTCGTATGTGGGATCTTTCTTTGGCATTATTCATTAATACTTTGTTCTTTCATGTATTTATCGGCCAGTGGTTCAGCTGCAGGACTGCCGGCGATAGCTAGTTTGATGACTGTTTTCCGGAGGTTGAGCTTGGTCTGAAGTCTTCCCTGGTGATAAGCAGTATAGATAGGCGAACTATGATGATTTTTGCAAATATCACAGAAGAAGTCCCGTTGGTCAACTGGGATATTCAATAAAATGGCAATTTCCCCCGGTGGTAAGAGGGCGGAAGACATTTCTTTTATCTGTTGCAGAACTTCTTCGGATAAGGTCATCATTCTAATATATCATAGCGAATGGCATTTTCATACGCTTGGTTAAACATTTGTGAGAAGTATTCGTAATGTTTTCCGGAGGTAAAATAGAAACCATTTTCCCATCGGTGGTTTTGATTAAGGTTTGCAGATCCGGCAATCCCGAATTTATGTTGCCTATTCTCGACTAATAATAGTTTGGCATGACATGAATCAATTCGGATGGACGGACTAATATTTGAGGCAAACAGTAATAGATCGAGTTTATGACGTTTTACTGTCATATCCAGTAGAAGTGTCAGGCTTTCTATTTTTCTTTCGTCAGCGAGAAAAAAAAGAGGGCGTAGGCTATCTTCAGAGATACTGAATGTCATGATCTTCACTTTTGCTGGGCCGATCGCAGATAAAAGAGAGGGCAATACTTCATGTATTGCCCAGTCTCCCTTGTGCATAAACGGTTCAATAGAATCTGGACACAATGCAAGTGGAAAGTTATCCTGAAATCTTTTCACCTTGTGTTAGTGCTATTTCAGCCTCCAATGTGGCAAGTTCTGTCTGATACTTCTCAATACGGTCTAAAGCATTTTGCATAACGGTTTGTTTTCCATCTTTTTGAGCACGGTCAGCAGCTGCTTTACTGTTGGATATGTTGTTCTTCAAACGTTTGATTTGACGGGCTATTTCAATACCACGCACAATGCTGTTTTCACTGAATTCCGGTCTCTTTTCTTCTAATTGCAGATTTCCTTTTCCTTCAGCCCAGGAGTCAATCTGTTTCCATAGCTTGCGTCGTTCGTCGTCGAGCTTGCATAGTTCTTCAGCTATCGGTTGTCGTTCTTCTACAGGAAGTTCCGGATTTGCGACATCATTATGCAGGCTTGCATATAATGGGGCGATCTCCTTGATACGATTGTAGGCCTTGCGAATGGATGGATTGAGTGACTCTTCGGTAATGATTTTAACGCCTGGTGTACTTAAGGCGTTGATCTCATTACGTAGTTCTGTGAGTTCAGACATTTTTTCTTCGAATTGTTCCTGAAGGGAGACTAATTCTTCCGCATGATTTTCATTGTCGCTTTCTAGTTCGTCAACGCGAGATTGGATATCAGTGATTACTGTCTCCAGATTGATCATTTCCAGTTTCTTGCTTTCGATCGCTTCTTTCCGTTCGTCATCACTCATCGTTTTTACTACGATTATTTCCTCCATTGCTGCCGGGTAGATAGCAGGAGAAAATTTGATTTCCTTGTCAATCTTCGTGAGACTATTGACGAGTTGTGTAAAATGTGGATCGAAGATATGTGGAGCTTCTGGAGCTTTTGCAAAATAAGCAGAGAACCTTTTCTTGGCTGGTTCCTTTGCGAGTGCCTCGAAAAGAACTATACCGTCAGCGTATTTGCGCTGACGGTCGCCTAACCATTGAGTCAATTGTTCTTGTCTGGTCATACACTTGGAGATGGTGCGGGTTTTAATCCTGCTATGACTTCCATGTCAATCGGTGTTTGTAGGAAGATGGCTGAATAATTGGAGTCTACGGTAGCTGTGTAAGTGGTACCACGACGATCGGCTCTTGCTTTACCTCCGTTGAAAGATGGTGCGGTGGTTGCATACAAGCCGGGTTGCCCCAGGATCATTTGTTTGCCATCTGCATCTTCAAAGATATAATATCCTGGAGTGTTTTTGATTAGTGCATTGAATGCGTGCATTCCTGGAGTATTGCCAGGGAAAAAGAAACCGAGCGTACATTTATAGCTGATACCGTCGGCTTCTCCTTGCTGTTCTGCTTTATATTCAACGGTTGCTTCGGTACTGTATAGGTAAATAGGTTGTTTGTAAGTTCCTTCAGCTGGAAACGTAAATGATCCGGCTGCCGTTATTAATTCTTCGTTACTGGTTGCTTTTGATGGATCCGGTACGGTTGGAACAGTCTCAGGAGCATTAAAAGGAACAAAAAGCAACATTCCCTTATAACCTCCCATGTTGTTTTGACCAACTTCCCATTTTAATGGAGCGAATGCGGGACCGGCAGCCATCATGATTAAAGTATCTCCATTGAGATGGCACGTCTGCGAATGCAGTTCGGGGACTGTAATAACCAAAGCTACAAATAAAACGCAGAGAATCAAATAAATGTATTTTTTCATTTGTATAAAAGTTTAGAATAAATAAATAGGAGTGGCCAAACATGACCACTCTTTAGTTATTGAAGATTAAGAGTAGGTTCCGGTTGCGGTTACCACTTCTCCCGCTACTACTGTTACTTGTTTGTTAGCCGGTTTGTTTTTACCGTCCACAGCATTGAATTCAATAGTATAATTGCCAGGAGCCAGTCCCAAAATACATTGTCCATTAGTGCGGCTGGCTGCTTTCCCTTGAATGCTCCAAGTGCCGTTGTCGGCTCCGGTAATATCCACTTGAATAGCTCCGGTTTTACAATAATCACCGGCCAAATCAAGTGATTCATTCTTTTGCTCATTACAGCGGAAGGCCTTTTCATGCCAGTCACGAATACGAGTGTCATATCCGGTTTGTAACCAGAATTGCCATTCGTTCGGATCTTCGTAGATATCGCGGATTTGGCAGAATTTGGTTGCTGCCTGTGTGTTGAATGCGACGTCCATATTTCCTTTCTTTTGTAATACCAGACGTGAACCTTGTCCAAGTGCTTCATGAGATACGATTTCCAATGCTGGACACATTGCATCTTCACGGAGCAATTCAATCATGCGTTGCATGGATGGATATTCCTGCATACGTAGTTTGTTGCGCAAAGCTGCACGTGCTGCTTTCAATACTGTTTCCGCACATTGTAATTGAGGAATACCTGACTTGGATGAACGCAGGTATGTATTTGCTCCTCCAATCCATTCAACTAGATTTTCGTATGCTGCATAGTCTGTGTCAGATGTCGGGGTAACAAAAAGACCTGATTGGGCGAAGTTGCCGCGAGCTGCGTTAACATCACCACCGGTAATCAGCATATCGATCTTAGTGAAGAGACCGTCAAATGCTCCGGACGGTGAGGAAGAGTCTTCGTCACGTTCGGCATGATAGAGTACATATACGACATCTTCAATGTGTGATTTTACTAACGTGAAAGCGACACGCGTTTCCAGTGGATGTTTTTTGTTAATGTTGCTAACCGGTTCGCCTCCTACAATCAGTAGTTCACCGTCATCATACTTTTGAGAGTTTTCCTTAGTGATGCAGACTACATCTTTGGGTTCGATAACTGAAGGTTCATAGCCAAGCAGTTTGTCAGTAAGGCGGAAATCCTTACCAATTTTGTAAGACTGGGTACCACCGGCACGACGACGTTCATTGATCAATGCGTGTTTGCCTTGCAGATCCATGACATTTAGTCCCAGTATAGCTGCTACTTCCTGCAAAGTTGCGAAAGGAAGAGCACGAAGACCCTTGTCATAAGTAACAAGAGTTTGGTTTAATTTAGATACGTCTATTAATTTGGGAGTAGACATAATTTTTAATAGTTAAGGGTGTGGTTACTAAAATTAAAGGAGACCGTCTTGTTTCAGACGTTCGGTGATGGCCTGATAATCTCCGGGATTTTTTTCGCAGAAGGTGGATAAATCATCCTTAGTTTCACTTGCTCCTGGTTCTGATTGCGGAGAGAGTCCGTTAGATCCGGGTGCAGGAACTTGCTTCAGGTTGTTTATCTGTTCTTTAAGTTGGGTGATTTCATCATCCTTCTGGGTACTTTCATTTTTGAGTTGCAAAATCTCCTGATCTTTGCTTTCTATGCTTGATTTCAGGGTTTTGATTTCTGTGACAGAAGATGCAAACTTTTCATCTACGTCTTTCTTTGCCTCTACCAGTGAAGTGTGTTCACTCTTCAAACGATTGAATTCACCATGTAATGAATCCAATCTTTCTGCTGATAACTCGGTATTTTCTGCATCTTCCTTATTGATTTTGAAAAAAGAGAGAAAAGCCGGCCATGTTGCTTTGAGATTCATTTTATTTTTAGATGTATGATTGGATAATTCTGGCACGATATGCGTGTCCATACCCGCTGCCAGGAGAACGGATGTGGAACGGTCATAAAGACGAACGGCATTGGAGTTGGCGGGAATATCTACAATCGATGCTTCTCTCAACTCGCATTCAGTGACAGTTTCTCTGGTTTGACCAGGTAACAGAACATCTTTGTTTGCTGATGTAGCTATGATTTTAATACCCACACTTGCGGCATTGAAAGTCCCTGCTTCGTATTTTGCGGCAATTTCTTTTGATAAATCATCAACTTTGTCAAAAATAGGAATGGCAGAAAGTTCGTCACCGTTAAGTTGTATATCCTCCCAATGGCCGATAGCTTTGTAGTCCCCCCAATAGGGTGAACCTTCATCGCGGAAATGCATATATAGCATGATAGGGTTCTTCTTAAATGCTTCGATTGACATTCCGGAAGTAAGAACCCGATAGCCGTAGCAGTTGAGTGATGAATCAGAAAGAATAATACGTTTTTGGCTCATTGCACTTATTTTGGTGCAATGATACATTTATTGAGAAGCCTATGGAAGGACGGATTACAGGCTGTAATACTGTAAAAGAGGATATTGTGAAGTCCCTGATAATTTGAGTTCATACCCTGTAAAATCAGTGACTTTTTTGCCGATAACCTTGGTTAGTTCTCCGAATAGTAAATATGTGCCGGTTCCGTATATATATTTGTCTCCGGCAGGATCCTGACAACGCAAAATGCACCCTTCTGTTATTCTGTTACGTAAATCATTTGCTGCTTCAGGAGCAAACAATGTTTGGGGAAGTTTAATTGCTGCTGAATGTTTATATGTAATTCCTGCCGCTGATTCGTTCGAGGTAACAGTAGGAGATTCAATGATACCCACTGTAGGGAGACGATGCCAGTCATGTCCCTTTATAATCTGGATACATGCTGTATTCTGATGAACAGCAAATAGGGATATTTCATTTTTGTATAGGATATCAGCGAATAATATGCCTCCCATATTGTTGATTTCTCTCATAATTTATTGATTTTCAATTAGTACACATTTTTAGAACACTTTTCGAACAAAAAAGGGACATTTAACTACACTTGCTAGGTTATTTTTTTAGGCGATTATAGCCCCTTTTTTTCTCTTTCCGACGAATATCAGCTCTCCATCGGTAGTAGTTCTTCTTGAACGCATCTTCCGTGATGGAGTCAATCCCATACATTGTCATGAAATTATGTATTCCATTAATGTATGTAATTCCGTAGCTGTGTTTCTGCTCGTCCAGGAAATCATGTACTTCTGCCCACAACATCCGGTCGATTTTTCTAACAAGAATAACTTGTGAGCGTTTTCCTAAATAGTTGTAGGTCTTGGGATTTTTGCCTGTACTGCGTTCTGGAAGATAAATCTCAAGATTACCCTGATCAATAGGCGGTATATTGATTGGGCGGCGTTCAAGCAGATCATAGATTATGTGATAGATATCAGTCTTGTCTGGGAAATGAATCGGAGAGTCCTGCATATTACAGAACTTTCCGATCAGATACTCCTTAAGATGTGGGGGAACTTCAATCTTAGTAGTAATCATATAAATCATAGTGGTTTAGGTGTGGAGCTAATATACAAAAAAGAACTGAATAATACTTCTTTGGCAATAAAAAATGTGTTTAATTCAAATACCCCTTTGTGAATGCGTACTATTTTTTTGTGCAATAGTACATTACTTCCTTAAATGTTCATATTATCCATTGAATATCAACTTGTTATTTCCGTACAAAATGCTGTACTTTTCAGTACGAAATTATAATGCTCCGTACAAAATAAGATTTTGTGCACTTTTGTACGGATTGTACGGTTTCGTACAAAAATCGTGCATCGTATAAATATTTGATTATTAATGTAATAAATAACGAAAATACAGGGCTTGCACGAAAGCACAAAATTTTCTACTATTTTTAGATAGGGTATTTTTAAGAAAGAAATAAAAACATTGTTGTCCCATTAAAATCTAAAAGAGTTCTTTGAAATATTTGAAATTTAGTTAGTTACAGCGATTTTCCGAGCGAACGGACTTGAATTTGTAGCTTTGCATCAGATTAATCCGATGGCATATGTTCCAAGACAAATACGTTTTCGCTCAATTGGCTTCATTTCTGAATCGAAGTAAGTTTAACCGCATAGTCACCAAGTATGATGGTGATAAATATGTGAAGCACTTCACCTGCTGGAATCAACTACTTGCTTTGATGTTTGGTCAACTTTCTAATCGTGAAAGTCTGCGAGATTTGATAGTTGCTCTTGAAGCTCATCATTCCAAATGTTATCATTTAGGAATGGGTAAAAATGTATCAAAGTCATCGCTGGCAAGAGCAAATCAAGATAGAGACTATCACATCTTTGAAGAATATGCTTACTACCTGGTTAGCGAAGCACGACAAAAGTGTGCTAATCATATTTTCAAACTTGGCGGTAACGTTTATGCTTTCGATTCGACAACTATTGACCTGTGCCTTTCAGTCTTTTGGTGGGCAAAATTCCGCAAAAAGAAAGGTGGTATCAAAGTGCATACATTATATGATGTGGAAACACAGATTCCTGCATTCTTTCATATCACGGAAGCATCCGTACACGATTCTAAAGTTATGATTGAAATTCCTTATGAACCAAGCTCTTATTACATCTTTGACCGCGGTTATAACAACTTCAAAATGCTGTATAAAATTCATCAAATTGAAGCCTACTTTGTTGTCAGAGCAAAAAAGAATCTCGGGTACAAATCCATCCAATGGAAACGTAGGCTGCCTAAGAATGTGCTTTCAGACGCAAGTGTACTTCTGACAGGATTCTATCCTAAACAATATTACCCAGAGCCACTTAGATTGGTTAAATATTGGGATGAAGAACAAGAACGAGAATTTACATTCATAACCAATGCGATGCATATATCTGCGCTTCAAGTTGCTGAACTTTATAAAAATCGCTGGCAGGTAGAGCTGTTTTTCAAATGGCTCAAGCAGCACCTTAAAATCAAAAGATTTTGGGGAACTACAGAGAATGCTGTTCGAATACAGATATATGCTGCTATATGCGCTTACTGTTTGGTGGCAATCATTCAACACGATATGCAACTGAACAGAAGTACATATGAAGTGTTACAAATACTGAGCATCTCATTGACTGATAAGACTCATCTGAGAGACCTCTTTGATAAAACTAAATTTCAAAATGACAAAGAACGATTCGGACCAAATGGGCCAAGTTTATTTAATTTTTAATTCGTCCCAATTTTAATGGGACACTAATGAAATAAAAAATAAAAATAATATATATATGCCCTTTTCAACGTTTCTCGCCTTTCCATGCACGTTTGTCCAAAACGTTTTTGATAGAATGAAGGGGAGGAGAGGGGAGCGAAAAAAGAAAACCCGGTACGCTGAAGCGCACCGGGAAATAATACTATCGCGTATATAACAGAAATGTCTCGACTTATGTTAACGCAAGTCATCAGGATAAAATACTTGAGAAATCAGTTCGTATTCACGAGGTAGAGATTTGACACCTACAACTACGCAAATCCCTTTTGCTGCAAGCTCATATAGTCTCTGTGTCGTGATGATAGAACCGCGAAAGTTGTAATTGCTGCATAATACAAAATATGCAGTTGATAGGTCAATGGAATAGATGTCCTTGTGTATGATCTTCTTTCCATCTGAAGGTACTTTTGCAAATCCTAAACGAACGGCCAGGCGCGACATGAGTTGTTCTCGGTCATCTGCAGTCGGTGCGATGATAACCATTATTTTATTCTCTTTTTTTATCGTCATAATGTTGCGTGTTAAAGCGAAATTTTGTATATTTACAGAGTAATAAATTGGGATAATCTACTCATCTGCGATTAGAGTAGAAGTGAGGCTTAGTTGTAGCCGGTACCATTTTCGGCACATGTCGAATTGCATTATAATCATCAGAAAATTCCAGAAAACCCTCTAAGCTGTTCTTTCGAATCATTTCTTCCATCATATACATAGTCGCTATTTTTATGAATAAATCGCGTGATGCCGGCTTGCAATATTCGTCAATACGAATGCTATCACCTTCAGGAATAGCGGCCAGAATGTTATTTACTGCATGGTAAAATCGCATGAATCGATCCGGGTTCTTATGGAAGATAGGCATGACTTCATCTAATACATCTTTATAACTCTGCATTTTCATATCTGTATTGTTTTACGCCAATTCTTGAATATTCTTCAAGAAATTGCAAGTTCCTAGTTGGTTCTATTCATTAAAAAAACTTGGTCTTTTAACAAAAGCACATTTCTGTTATGAGGTTATTTATTTATTTTAAATTCAAAAATATTATCTATCAAATTATCCACAAAGACATTATTTAAAGCATCATATTTTTCACTCCAACTTGATTTCTTGTAGTAATCTAAAATCTGGTTTGATGTGCGTTTTATGCTTTTAATGTGCGTATATAGGGGGGACTTATTCAGGTATAACTTGCTAGGAAGTACTTGCAAACAGTAATGTTTTCCAATATAATCTTGTATAGGTCCATCATCTTGTATGATAAAATAATATTCAATCCCGTATTTTTCAAGCCAATAAGCAATCCTGTATGCAAAATAGCAACATCCACCAGAGTTTATATTATACAGCCTATCTAGTTCATAGGCTGTATAATTCAGTTTTGTAACTACAAATTCCATGATTTACATAAAGTTTACATCACATCTTTTGAAGCAATACATTGCTCTTACACGTTCTGCATCAGATATATTTTTCTCTATCCAACTAAACGAAATTTTCTTTTTCATAAGACATTAAGCTTACCTATACAGCATTAGGTTCAAGTTCTATTCTGTTTTATGCAATTAATATTTCTCTCCATTCGATAGATAAGTAGCCGGGTTCTGGGGCTGGTCCGTACCATGCAAGATACCATTTGCCATATTTATTGGCTCGCCACATTTTACCCTCATACTTTCCGGTCGGTATGGTATAAGAATACTCCGGCAACCCTTTAAAAGTTTGTTCGCTCATGAGTGCATGAGTTTTATCCAACTCAATGTAACGTCTATGCGGTTGTTTCCAACTTTGCCCTGACGGGTCGGTGATTGGCGGTATTATTTGTTCTCCATTCATTTCTGATTTGTTATTAGTTAATTCTGTCAAGCCAATCACGAACGCATTTTTCCACTTCTTCATAGCTGACAAACGTTCGTTTTTCAACAACTACTAAGTGTCGCATTAATTCACCGCGAATCATTCCTGTATCATCCTTCCAAACGTTTATAGCTCCGTTATTTCCGGAAGAAGTACACGCATATCCCAATTCTAGTGTCGGTTCTATATCGATAGTATCGTTAATCCAATATGCATCAACCTTACGCCTTTTTACTCCCGGAAGCCCGTCTAGTTGACAAAAAGGCTTTTCCTTCTTTACGACTATATTCTTATTCATTTCTGATTTGTTTTGATGGTTAATGTGTTTCAAAATAAAGAGGAATAATCTCTTTATTATCAACTTCAAATTCTTGTACAAAGCTATTATCAACAGTTTCGAGCCGTAATTCAAAACCGTCTTCAGTGCAACACATCGTAATATCTTGCATTTTACGCAATGGCATTTGTTCATACTCTAAACATTTACTAAAGAAATCCTTTACAACCCTTGTGTATCTGTTTTGAAATTCAATTGCATTCATAATTATTCTTGTTTTACGCCAATCCTTGATAATTCTTCAAGAACTTGCAAGGTCATTACTTGGTCTTATTCATTAAAAAACTAGGTCTTTTAACAGTTTGCTATTTTGATTTGATAGCTAGTACTTCTTCCCATGCATCTTTTCACGGAGTTCGTTATACTTCATTTTCTGCTCGATGTGCCAAAGTAGGCCTATATCTAAGTACTTGGCAAGCCCGAAGATTGATAGTATCATATCATTCACGGCTGTAGGAAAATCAAATATTCCGTCATACCTAACAGGAAGTGTAGAGATGGAATAGAT